TGATGTTCGCTCTTATCCGGGTTGCCAGTTCTCTGATTTCTCATTGAAGTTCAACGCAGATGGCATGCTTGAATACGACACCAAAACAACAGGTTGGCAATCATCAACTGTTTCAGATCCAACACCTACATTCTCAACAGTTCTTCCAACACCAGTATGGCGCGGAACTGTAAGCATTGGTGGATCAACAGTTGCAACCGCTATGTCAGGAAACATTGACATGAGCCGCCCGGTAACACCTGTTTATGGTATTTCTGCTACACAGAACCCATACCAAGTTTTCTTGGGACCTTTGGAAGTAACTGGAAAGATTACATTCCTAATGGAAACAGATGCAGAACTAACCCGCTTCTTATCTAATACACAGCCTGCAATTGTTCTTAACTGGGCATACGGATCAGGCGCGGCGGCAGTTCAGATCCAAGCAACAATCACTAAGGGTGCTTACACAGCCGCAATGATTGAGCGTGGAGAGGACTTTGTACAGGTGTCAATTGATCTAAACGGTCAATCAAACACAACAGATGCAGGTTCAACTGGCGGTTTCTCACCTATCAAGTGGGTACTTCAGAACGCTAAAGCATCAGGAACATACGCATAAATAAAGCCTGAACAGGTGGGTTGGTTAGATCGCGTACGCCTTCCCGCGATCCCGCCCACCTGTTCCTTTTTTGTTATGATTGTTGGAAGGCAAACAAACAGGAGGCAAACATGTCCAAGAAAATTACACTACCGTCAGGCGCAACCGTAACTCTTAAAGATCCACAAAACTTGCGCGTTAAAGATCGCAAGCGTGTGTTGAAATCAGCAGAAACAGAAGGCGGCGATCTATCAAGAGCGCTTGCATTAGGTGATGCGCTTATTGCAATGTTGGTTGAGGATTGGTCATTTGATTTAATTATTCCTGCAATCAAAATTGACAATCTTGATGAACTTGAAATGAAAGATTATGACGCTTTGGTTGAAGAAACTAAAGATGCACAGAAGTACCTGTTCCCTAATCTTGCGGAAACAGATGAAAATGAGGCAGACCCAAAAGCGCTTACCGCAGACTCCAACGCTTAAAGTGGTTGTTGGAGGGTGGTGAGCGGCATGAAGCCTTTGATTACCCTGATGAACAATGGTATTACTACACAATGGCAGAACGATTTGGTTGGACACCAGACCAAGTAGATAACCTGCCAGCAGAAACAGCAGATTGGTTGATGGCAATAGCCGCAACCGTGGACAGAGTGAAGGCAGAACAGGCGGCACAGTAATGGCTGGTTCAATAAGAATTACCAACCTTGCAGAAGTGCTTGCCGGTTTTGAAGCCACTGAAGATAACATTGAAAGAGCCGCGCAATACGCAATAACTATTACAGGTTTAGCGGTAGAGCGTCAGGCAAAACAAAATGCTAATACCGGTACACACGCTAAAGGTCAGCCCCGCAGTGGTGGTCCCGGTCCAAATGTTGTTACTGGTAATTTGCGTAGATCTATTACAACAAGTGCGCGTTACGGATTTGGTACATACATTGCAGAAGTAAGCGCAACAATGTCTTACGCAAGAGCAGTTGAATTAGGCTCCCCACAATGGAAATCCGGCGTAAAATACCCTTATCTTGGACCTGCCGCGCAGAGCCTTAAAGATAACGGCACATTGTCACGCACATTCATTGGAGCGTTTACTATGAAGTTGAGGGGATAGAGATGGCATCAGCAATCCCACCAATTTTAGTTCAACTCCAAGCAGATGTAACGCAACTCAAAGCAGGACTAGCCCAAGCAGAAGCGGCTATTAAAGGCGTAGATGACAAAGTAAAAGTAGCCGGCGCAGGTATGGGTAAGTTCACTACCCAAATGAAATCTATGGCTACCACTATTGGTCTTGCATTTGGTGGAGCGCAGATTGCTAACTTTGCCAAAGAGTCAGTTATGGCGGCTTCAAACCTTAATGAAGCAATGTCTAAAGTGGGCGTTGTATTTGGTGAGAACGCAAAAGAAATTGAAGCATGGGCTAAAGGATCAACAGCCAATTTTGGTATGTCAGAACGCGCCGCGCTTACATCAGTGGGTACTTTTGGTAACTTGTTTAGCGCTTTTGGTTTAGGTTCAGAAGATACTGAAAAGTTTTCTACATCACTGACTGAACTAGCCGTGGACATGGCTTCATTTAATGACATGTCTGTTGATGATGCCTTAAACGCTTTGCGTTCTGGTCTATCTGGTGAAACAGAACCTATGAAAAAGTTTGGTTCTGTACTTTCTGAAACACGCTTAAAGACAGAAGCGCTAACCCTTGGACTTATCAAGAACACCAAAGAAGCGTTAGATCCTGCGGCTAAGGCACAGGCGGCTTACTCCTTGATTATGAAGGACACAGCAGTACAGCAAGGTGACTATGACCGCACAGCAGGTGGCACAGCAAACACTATGCGCCGTGTTGCCGCAGAAATGGATAATGCTAAGGTTGCTATTGGTCAGGGATTGTTACCAATCTTTGATGGCTTACTTAAAGTATTAGAAAAAGGCATTGTTCCTGCGCTTAAAAAATTAGGTGAGTTCCTAAAGAATAATCAAGATCTTATTATTTCATTGGGCATTGGTTTAGGTGTTGCAGTTGCCGCATTAACAGCGTACAAGACAATTGTTATTGCTACTACTACGGCTACCAAATTATTTGCAGTAGCGCAGGTTCTTATGAGCGGTGGGCAACTTGCTTCTATCGCTTCTACAAATACTCTTGCCGCATCTATCCTGCGCCTTAATGCAGTAATGCGGGCTAACCCTATTGGCTTGGTTGTTACAGCCGTTGCTTTACTTGTAGCAGGATTTGTTTTGTTATGGAAAAAGAGCGACACATTTAGGAACGCTGTTATTTCTATGGCTAAGGTTGCGCTTACCGCTTTTGCTTCAATCATTCCTATGGTCGGCAAAGTCTATGAAGCAATTATGAAAGTAGTTGCGGGTCCATTAAAAGCATTACTTACAGTTCTTTCTAAGTTACCGGGTGTAGGAAAATTTGCTAAAGCCGGGTTAGACATTATGAACAAAGGGCTTGATGGCATCTCTGATTTTGCTGATGGCGCGGCATCTAAGGCTAAGCAACTTGCCGCTAATTTAGATGCTATGGGTAAAGCCGCAGAAAAAAGCGGTGCTAAAGTTGATAAAGCAACAAAAAGTAAAAAAGACAAAGATGACAAAACTAATAAAACAGGCGTACCAGATCAAAAAACCTTAGACAAAATTAAAAAGTATCAAAAAGATGTTCAAGACATTTACAAAGACATGAATGATGTTGCGGCTGAAGCAAATGAAAAAATGCTAGAAGCGGCAGTAGCGCGTGATGAAAAAATTGCAGAAGCAAACGAGCGCTATCAGGAGCGTGTTGCAGATGCTAATAAGGCTTTTTCAGAAGCAGAAGCAGATGCTAAAGAAGATAACGCAAAGCGTTTAATTGACATTACAAAAGATTACAACAAAAAAACTTTAGAACTTAAAAAAGATTTAGATGCCAAAATTGCAGATCTTGAAGCAAAGGCGGCAGATAAGTCTGCTGATTTGCGCGTTAAGGCTATGGAAAAACAAGCATCAATTGTTAAGCAATCTATGGACCGTTTGCGTAATGCTTTTGCATCTAAGACCGGTTTCAATCTTGCAGAGTCATTTGCCGCAGGTCCATCTGCTGATAAATTACTGGAAGATCTAAAGAGTAAATTACAAGCCGCTAAGGATCTTCAGGCTAATGCCGCCGCTCTTGCAGGCATGGGATACAGCCAAACTTTTATTGAAGAAGTTGTGAAGAATGGACCAGAAGCCGGTAATAAGATTGCCACCGCGCTTAAAGCCGCCTCCCCTGAAGCAACCAAACAATTACAAGGTCTTTATGGTGAAGTTGAAAACATTTCAGAACGCGGAATGGATCAACTGGCACAGACAATGAACGCCGGTGGCAAATTAGCCACTGATGAATTGCGTAACGCATACTCACAAGTAGCCGTAGATCTTAAAAATTCTTTAGCAGAAGTAGATAGTGAACTTAAAGTAAGTTTGGCAGAGGCTAACAAAGTTTATGAAGCCGCTATGTCGGAAGCCAAAATTGCCCGTGATGAAAGAGCGGCAGAGTCAGTTGCTCAAATGAATGAGCAAATTGCAAACGCTAAAAAGCGTTTAACTGAAGCGTTGGCTGATGCTCAAAAAGATCTTAATAAATCCTTGATTGAAGCGCAGGTTGCATACCAGAAGGCTATTGATGAAATTCAAAAGGCTACGGAAAAGAAACTTGCTGATCTAAGGGCTAAATTGGCTGAAGTTGCGGCGGCTATGGCGGCTCTTGGGGCGCAACAAGCGGCTATGGCGGCTATGCAAAATGCTCCTGTATTTACATTTAGCGGTGGCGGCGGTGGCGGTGGCGGTGGTGGCGGTTCATCAACCACAATAAATAACAACACAACTGTTAATGCCGTAACTAATGCAACTCCTTCTGCAATTGCTACCGCAGTAACTAATGCCGCAAAGTTCAGCGCCCCTGTAACAGTTTATTCACCTACTGCGTTGGCTTCTAAAGAAAGCGGTGCTATTGGAGCGGCTTCAATTGCTTCACAAATGAAATCTGCAACCAAGCCACTAACATCAGCAGAAATAATTATGATGCGTAGAAGAACGGGCGGTTTGTAATGCCACAAGTAATTGCCAATTATTCTTTTTCATTTAACAATCAGGTGTTTGGTGGATCAAGTTCGCCTTACCAGATCCTTAGTGTTGATGGCTTGGAGGCTTTGCCAGAAATCCGTAATCAAGATGATAACCGTGGTTATGCAGATGGCATGTTTTCAGGGCGTGACTTTTTAGGTGGCAGAGAAATCTCCATGATCATTCAAATCCTTGGATCACCGGGAGCCACTGCACAAGCCAATTTCAATACCCTTCAGAGGGCTTTACTGCCCCAACAGAGCGGTACAACCCCGCTTTACTTCATCTTATCTAACGCCGCCGGTGAGCAGGTCATAAACGCCCGCGTACGCGGTTTACAAGCAAGCGTTGATCCTAACTACACTTACGGATACATTACGGCGCAGGTAGTCTTTTTCTGCCCTGATCCCCGTTACTATGACTCAAACATTCAGACCGCAACGCTAAATTACACACCGCCGGGTGGTCGCACATACAACCGCATTTACAACCTTGTTTACGGTGGCGGCTCTGTTTTAATTACAACAAACATTGAAAATAACGGTTGGACTGAAACCTACCCAACAATTACTTTGAACGGTCCAATTGATAATCCTATTTTGGGTAATCAAACTGAAGGTTTTGCTTTGAACTTTAATTGCTCACTTACTAACACTGACTACCTTGTAGTTGATTTATACAATAAACTTATTACATTGAACGGAAATCCTGCGCGTAACCTGCTCACATCAGGGCAATGGTTTTCTGCTCAACCCGGCACTAATCTTTTCTACCTGACAGGTAACGCAGGTAGTACCCTTGTTGGTGTTACAGGTGCAACCGTTACATGGCAATCAGCGTACATTTAGGAGAATAAATGGCAGTCAGAACACCCCCTAGTTGGTTACAAAACGGTTCCCACCCTGCGGAAAATGATCGTTTAACTACACAGGCTCTTTGGGCTACCACCGGTATTATTAAAGACACTTCATTAGCGGTTACACAAAACGCTCCTGCGGGTATGTCTGTTCTTATTGCATCTGGTTGGGCGGCAATTGTTGGAACTACCCAAGCAAACATGGGTACTTATGTTGGTTACAATGACGCAACAACAGTTCTTACTGTAACAACCGCAGACCCAACAAATCCGCGCATTGATCGCGTGTGCATGACTGTTCAAGATGCTTACTACACAGGATCACTTAATGATGTAATTATGCAAGTTGTTGCAGGTACTCCTGCGGGATCTCCTGTTGCACCGGCGTTACCTGCTAACTCAATTTCTCTTGCAACAATAGCCGTTGGAGCAGGCGCAACATCTATCACTAACGCAAACATTACAGATACACGCGTTTTAGTTACAACAAACATTCCTGAAAGCGGTGACATTTCTGCCGTTGTAGCAGGCACAGGTTTAAGCGGTGGTGGGTCAAGCGGATCTGTAACTGTTTCTTTAGATTACAAAGCCGCGACAACTCTTACTCTTAATGCACAAACAGGTACTACATACACAACAGTAGCGGCTGATGCTTCTGCTAAATTTGTAACGCTAACAAATGGTTCTGCAATTATAGTAACAATTGCCGCAGGATTGTATGCAGTAGGAGAACAAATTAACTTTGCTCAAATGGGCGCAGGTCAAGTTACTTTTCAAGGTGACACAGGCGTAACTGTTGTTTCAACAGGAGCAACTGCGGCTACTCCTAAATTACGCGCACAGTATTCAACAGCAACAGCAATTTGCACAGCGTCAAACACATGGATTGTTGTGGGTGACATTGCATGAGCCGCTTAGCCTTAACCCCTACAAACACACCTGCCAGTGATACGGCTTTAACGCTACCAACATTGCGCGCCGGGGATCTGTATTACAACACTTCATTAGGGCTTCAGGTTTACACAGGTAGCGCATGGGCAACAGTTGGCACAGCCGCATCAGTTACAGAGATAGATGCTGGTGTATTTGATAGCATTGCTCCATACCAAGGTGGGGGCGTAAGCGACACCGCAACACAAACTTTTAACGGGGGTACTCCATAATGCCAGTTGTAACGCAAGTTCAAGTACGCCGTGGCACAGCCTCACAATGGACTTCTGCCAACCCAACCCTTGCTTCAGGTGAATGGGGTTTTGAAACCGACACACTAAAAACTAAAATTGGCAATGGATCAACAGCGTGGAATTCATTGGCTTACCAAACAGGATCTATTGCAATTTCAAATGTAACTGGTCTTGGAACAGGCGTAGAAACATTTTTAGCAACACCATCTTCATCTAATCTTGCATCAGCCGTTACAGATGAAACAGGTACAGGCGCTTTGGTGTTTGGTACTAGCCCAACACTTTCTGATCCTAAAATTAACCTAGCCTTTGATGCGGAAACCGCTTCTTATACAGCAGTTTTAGCAAATAACGGGCAAGTGGTTACAATGGATAACGCTTCTGCTAACACATTTTCTATTCCAACAAACGCTTCTGTTGCTTTTCCAATTGGAACTCAAATAAATGTTTTGCAAATTGGCGCAGGACAAACAACTATTCAAGCCGTAACAAGCGGCACAACAAGTATTTTATCAACTGGTGGCACTGCCGCCGCTCCTAAACTTAGAGCGCGTTACAGTGCGGCAACTTGTCTTAAAGCCGGAACTGATCTTTGGTATGTGTTTGGAGATGTTTCATAATGCCTATTATTGGAATTTTTGACTCTGCTAAAACTGGAAATCAAGGTTTCTCTGTTGATTATCTTGTAGTTGCTGGTGGCGGTGGAGGTGGTTGCAGTTTAGTTCCAACTTCATCTACTGGTACTGGCGGTGGTGGCGCTGGAGGTTTGCGTTCAACAGTTACCGCAACAGGTGGCGGTGGAACCTTAGAAACAGCCATAAATGTAGTTGCAAATACTTTTTACACTGTAACTGTTGGTGCTGGTGGAGCAGGTGGTACTTCAACAGTTTCAACAAATGGTTCTGACTCTGTATTTTCAACAATTACATCAACAGGTGGTGGTCGCGGTGGTGGAAGTGACGGCGCTCCTTATTCACCAAATGTAGGCGGTTCAGGTGGTGGTGGTGGTTGGTTCAACAATCCACAAAGATTAGGCGCTGCTGGTACAACTAATCAAGGTTATGCAGGCGGTGATGCTGATAGCGGTGGTTACAAAGGCGGTGCTGGCGGTGGTGCTGGTGCAGTAGGTGGTTCATCTAGTGGTGGTGCGCCCGGTGCTGGTCCTAATGGTGGTGCTGGTGTTGCAGTTTCTATTTCAGGTTCGTCTGTTACTTATGGTGGCGGTGGAGGCGGTGCTGGTTATCAGGCGGCAGGTGGTTCTGGCGGTGCAGGTGGTGGTGGAGCGGCTGGTTCTTTTAATTCTGGTCCTGTTTATACTGCTGGAGTTTCAGGAACCGCAAATACAGGCGGAGGTGGTGGTGCTGGTACAAGCGCTCTTACACCTGCTTTTGGCGGTAACGGCGGATCAGGAATTGTTATTGCTCGCTATTCAGGCACTACACAAAAAGCCTACGGCGGAACTGTAACTACATCAGGTGGAAATACAATCCACACATTTAATTCTTCAGGTGCTTTCTACACTGGTGCGGCATTAGCAACTGGTGGAACAATTACATTTAACCCAAACACATTTAGTTTTGTTCATACCTTTAATTCTTCGGGGACATTTATC